CCACTTTTTAAAGGCACCCCGACGGGGGGATAATTTGTTTCTTAATGTTGTTTTATGCGAGATATTATAAGCATTCGTGTGCTTACCACAGACCTGCTCTGTAGTAAAGGCTGCTCACTTTAAACGTATCTTCTATGTTAGCTGCGAGTTTGCACATCAAGTTGTGTCTACTCCCGCTGTTTTTCCTGTGAACGACGCTTACTAAGACATGATTGGCAAAGTCCTGAAACAATGGTTGTAAATTTTTGAATTGTCCTTTCATTGTACCACCGAACCAGTCAAGAGCATCTGATATCCTCCCTCGGTACTTTCGCACGTAAGTATTTAGGTGTGCAAACACTGGATAAAATTGCATTGCTTTACTTAATGATAGACCAGCATTTTTAAAATAGTCCGAATAGTTCAACAATAAATTAACCTCTTTCCTGAACATACCATAAGTGCCGACGTCAGCATGGAGCAAGGAAGCTAGCTCAACTGTGCTTGTTAGTGTCAGTGCCGGGACGTTTATGTTTTCTTGTTTTGGTATTGGTATTATTCTAAAATGCTGCCTTGATATCCAGTCGTTCCATTTCTCTCGTAATGCTCGAGCTTGAATTGGGACGTCATCTGCACCTAACAATGTTGAAAATTTGCCCTGTAATGTTTTTTCAACCGCATCAGTATCAGGCAAGGTTCCTAAATCCTTAATGAGCCCTTCAGTATAATGATGTTTCATTGTGGCTGTATTTACCTTTGTTATGATATTAATTTTGTGTCCTAATGATGGCTCAACCCTGTTCAAACCGTCCCAATACCCCAACCCTAGTCCACCTAGGTGTGTGGGTATAGATATTGCTTCAACTGGATACTTACCAAAACTAGAAAACCTATGTTTTATATGTGCCCAATCATCATCGAAGTTGTAGTTGCTGACTCGTCTGCTTAATATTGCTATGTCATCATAAATTGATTTTAAAACGTTTGCTGGCGACCATGGTGTATTACTCCAAGGTTTACGTTGAGTCAAACCAACGAGAACTCTGTTTGCGTAACCATATGCACGTTCGGTTGTAAACCATGTCCGCAAAAATTCGCTCTGCTGGTGAAGTATTGAAAACTTACCAGCGCCGCCCTTAATATTCATACCTATCAATGTCTTATTTAACAACTGTAGCTTGTTCTCACTATCACTTATTAACATACTGTCATCACCTTTGATTTTATTAAACTGGGCTGCTTTGTTTCTGGCATACACATAACTTGCAGCAAAGTCCTGGACAACTTTGTTCCATCCATTCCCGAAAACTGATGTTATATACTTGCCGCTGAGCAGACCTCCTTCAACGTCAAACGTTTGTTCAGGCCCGTCATAACTTGCGTTAGGCCTGGTACTCAGTGTCTGATTTTCCCAGGACTCTAAAATGATGCTATTTATCTCGTTGTATTCATCTGTATCGTCTACGTTTTCACTCCCGACCTCAGCAACTACTTTCCACATTGATACAAGCTCCTTTGTTTCAGGCTGGTGATCAAATTCAGCAAAATCGTACGGCATCGACCACCTACCGCTTAGTTGTTCTTCAGTTTGCACTATCCTGTTAATTTGTTCTAGAGGTGTTTCGCCAGACACACAGTCTGCCCACTGTTCATAAAATTTGCTTGCACAGTACATAACGTATGCCTCTCTCATATACTCAGGAAAACTAGCGGCAACTGCAAGCCGCACTTTGCCAGGTTCATTCTTAATAATAGCTATTGCTTTTTCTTTACCCGGGCGTGTCATACATATTTTATAAATTTCGTCTGTTGTAAATAGAAACCTTATCATATTTTTTCGTGGTTTTATCTTCTTCCACTTCTCACCTATCTTAAAATATATTTTGTGCTGGTCACTTGAACCGGCTGTACCCCACATATCAGAGTCAATCCATTCTCGGAAGCTCATCCTCTTATTCCACTTTTTCGGTCTAGTAAATAAGCAGAGATGAACCCACTTATCTAAGAATTCACCCTCAAGCCAACTATGTTTGTTCCCTCCAGCAGCTAGTCTTTTTACTTCCTCCAAGTAGTCAAAATACTCATAAGGAAGCAGCAGATATCCAGAGATGCCACCAAATTCAACATATGGCAAATATTTGGTGGTTAGGCCGTTTGTTTTGATGAGGTTTGACAACTTACCAAGGCTTTTTGCTAGTTCTACGTCTGCCAACGCAAACCAACCATGCTTATTAATTGTGTCAAACCAGTCCGTCCCATATACCCGTGTAGCATTTAAAACGTTACATACAGTCACGTAATGTAACTTTGAATTAACCAGTCGCCTGAGTGCATACTTGTGTGCTGAACTTCCCATAGTTAATATGTCCATAGCGGTTAAACGTCTCATACCTTTTTGCTCTTTGTGTGAATAGGGAAAATGTGTTTCGAATTCTTCCTCATTAGTTATAGCTACTTTGTCTACTTTTGGTAGAGTCTTGGTTTCTAATTTTTGACTTATTGTCACTAATCTGAACATGTCATCTAGGCTTAAGTTTTCTGTAGTTAAAGGTGGGACTTCTTTGATAGCCTGTTCAATCTCGCTTATAACAGGTAGAGATGACGTGATCAGTGGTTGCCACTGAACTGATTCAGCGGCAGATTTTAGACGTTGCGACACTGTCGCAACGTCTAGGCTGTTGCCTCCCCCAACACTGCCGTTGTTGAAGGAGATGCCCCGTTTTTTGCAC